AGATAACGGATAGTTTTCTCGGATACGATTTTTCGTATCATTCAAAACACCTTAAACAAATTGCCGAACCACACAAACTTATAAATCGAAGTATAGTATGTTCGTGAGATACAAAAGTATGCGTCTGTGTGGCCCAGGGTTCATTTTATGCATATTATCATATATAAATATCATAAGACCCTTGTCGTCGGGGTCTCGGTGTTCTTCTAAATAGGCTTTAGGATTTTCCGTGTTTATAAAATCGTCCGTACAATAATATTCAATTTCTAAATTTCCCATACCTTTTTCTCCCTGTCTTTCGAGTTTAATGTAATCTGCTAAAGTATAAAATATGCTATCTATAATGCTCGACAAAATATATTTATTCCAGCGATCTTTATAATCTATAATAAAGTCATTTGTATTTTGTCGGACACGATACAGTAAGAGATCTCTCGGATCGTCCATCCTTTTTATTTATTTTTGCGTATATTCTTTAATGCTAATGGTGGTTTTTGTTGAAGTTCACGCTTTATTTTGATATAATTCTTTATTTTATTACTATTAAGTGGTGGTGTTTTTGGTAAATTTGTGGCGTATTTTACAACATTGTTTACCATATTTTTACCAAATTTACCATATAACTTTTGGGCTTCATTTTGAAGAAGTTTTATCTTAAGTGTTTTTTCCTGATTACGTTTCATATCCTTAACCATAGCCCTTTTTATATCGTTTGCCACCATCTTTTTTATGATACCGTTACGAGTTGTTACGTTGAGTGAAACATTCTTTTCTGCTTTGTTTATTTCAGCCTTTACTTCGCGTACATTCTTATCTAAATCCATAACTTTACCATACTTTGTCATCCATTTCTTACCGTATAATTTAACAAGGTCATTTTTGATACTTGCATCGTTAAGTCGTCTTTTTTTATTTGTAATGTTACGGTTTCTTTTTAAGAGAACACGCTCCATCTCATTTGCGAGTGAGTTTGGCGTGTTTGGCGTATTTGGTTTGTTTTGAAGTTTTTCACAAAGTATCTTTACAGTATCTTTATCTTCAACTGTAATACCTTTAGATATTGCCAAAACAACGAGTTGTTCTCTTTTCATCGTTCGACACGTTTTACCATTTACTTTAAAATTCGATGTACCCTTTTCTATCGCATCGAGTGCAGAACATATGGTACTTTTTGAATTTTTTTCTTTTACGCCAACCACACCCAACTTTTTAGCAACTTCGAGTAAAACCGGTTTTGTGAGTCTATCACATTTACGTCCACCAATTTTCATGGTACCATCCTTATCGTATGAAATAGAAACATTTTTTGGTTTCGTGGTAGTACTACGCTTTTTAGGAATTTTAAAGCAACAATCAGACCCTTGTGGATTTTTACGAACTTCAAAACCTTTTTTACACGGTGGTCTACGTGGTTTTGGACACGTCGACGCTTTCACGCGTTTTGTAACGGCAAGTTTTGGTACGTTTACGTTACGGTTTACTAAACCCATCGTATACCCTAATACATGGAGTAATTTTACCATATCAACGCCTATATCGTATGCATTTTCGAGATCGTCTGGGTCGTTTTCACCTTGAATTTGAACTATACCCGAACCGAGTTTTTCGGATTTAGACGAAAGTACGAAATTATGGTCTTTATATGTCATGTATAAAAATGGTGTCATTTCTGTTTCGTACGTAACACTTTGCGCTTTTAAAGGATTTTGGCTTACGATTCTCTGTAAATCAAAATTTACATTCGTGTTAAAAAATCCCGCGATATTATTATACTCGATTTCATTGTATAAAAATTGTTGTTTTTGTGTATACGTATCGATCAAATATTTACGAAGTGCTTCGGGTTGGCGTTTAAGGTTTTTAGACCCTAAGAATCCACCCGAAAACCTGATTTTACCATTCGCGTAAATAACAAACGTAAAGTTTTTACGTTCTATACCATTCATCATATACCCACTTAACTGTACCGAAAAGAAGTTTTTATTCAAGTTACCTTTTAAACCGAAATTACTTGTGTGTATAGCACCTGTTTGAAATCTTCCGTAGTATCCCTTAATTTCATTAAGGTCAATTGTTAATCCCTGTGCTATTTGAGCGTGACCCTTTGGTTTTTGCTTTAATATGTATTCTAAATCGACGCGCTTTTCATCTTTCGAAAACTTTTTGTTTACGAGAACATTATACATACCCGGGTGAAATGTACCTATCCTAAGTCCACCCTTTTTAGTGGGCGCTGTCTGAATAGAAACATTCGAATTTTTTACAAATTGCCTGGGATCCATGTCTTAATCTAACGTAACATTTTAATTAGTACTCGTTACCATATGTTATTTCTTCAGTTACTATATCTACACCAAATATAAATGATTGTTTTGGGTATACACGACCCTTATATGTTAGTGTAGCTTCACGAACTTCTATATCGCGCTGACTAAAAGGACCCACGTAAAAGTCCTGTGTAAATCGAGGTTTACCTAGATTATTCGCTTGGCAATGTGAATTAAATAACGCAACGAACTCTTTCTGTGGACAATATAATTCTCTACCAAATTTTACACCAGTAGATTGTAAGAAATTTTCAAGTGTACTTGCGATCGTCGCGACTTGTTTTTGAACCGTTTTAAAATATTCCGGAACGACGTTCCAAATATCTCGATCTGCATACTTTTGTGCATACTCTAGATAAGCACGAATACACTTTTGGAGTATAATGGGTAATTCGACGTCGAGTTTGTTTTCAAGTGTTGGGTCCGCATCTTTGACCTGTTTACCGAAGTTCCACGTAAGAATACGACGCAAAACACTCCCTGAATTATCTTTCCAATTCGGAACTTCATTACCACCAAGCACACCAGGTGTTTTCCATTCGAAAGATTTAGCCTTTTCGTGTTTTACCGCAATGGAAACGTCTTCACCAGATACAACCGATTGAAACTCAGCTTGTTCGAGTTGTAAATCACCTTTTACTTCCGGGGCTATAAACATGAACGCATCGTAAATGGATGATAGACCAAACTTTTTCTCAACATTATTCGAAAGTGTACGCACATCATCCGCATTATAAAATTTACGAAACACTTTTGTTATGAGCGTTGATTTACCAGAACGCGCTATACCTTTTAGAAATGGTATAACCTGCCATGCATCCATGTCGTTTACATCAAAACATAATCGACCACCCATAACGTACATCCATTTAGAAACTTCGGTATCAAAATTCTGATAATCGAGAACCGATTGGAAAAGGGGTGTTGGTATATCGATCCAATTTTCGACGTGACTATAGTCCGTAAACTCTTTATCAAAATATTTACAACTTACGATAGTCTGATCGAGATTCTTAAATTCACGTGAATCGTACGTATAAAAGTTTGATTCGTAAAGCCCAGTTTGTGCAGACCATTCTTTACCTATAAAAATACCATTTTTAAACGACCAAACGTGTCGATTTTTAATAATTTCAGGAAACTGCATATCTTTACAATTTGTTAAGTGTCGTATAACATCGTTATATGCTGACCCTCGACTCGACAAGTTTTTCCAGAGTTCGTACCGTGTTTCTTTCTGTGCAACACCATAAACATACTCCTGTATAGTCTCAACTTGTTTCCACGCACGTGTATCCTGACCGTCTTCCGTCTTGATTTGTGTACAACAGTACCCCTTGTATCTTTTAACGTTCGTTTCGTAAAGGTTTTGTAAACAGGCGAGTATGGCTTGTTGGTACGGTGCTAATTCCTCTACATTTTCCATTGTAGAACACCTAAAAATAGATGGATCTGATTCGGGGTTTATAGGTACATATGTTGGATTATTGATACGTTCGTGTATACGCGCCGCTCTAAAAATAATTTGCCACGCATCATCAACTTGATCGATGAGACGATTTATACGCATGGATATTTTCATATCTTCATCGTCTTCTACATCTAAAAGTTTTAAAACTTCAGCTCGGTGATACATCTGTCCTAACTGCATTTTTAATCGCTTATGGTTTCCAGAAACAAGTTCAACATCAAACCGAACGGGTACCCCCGTTTCAGGGTCGAGATCCTGAGGATTTATAAAGTTTTTGTATCCGAGTTGGAACGAAATCATACTATTATTTGTGGTATTGATGTCCCACATATCTTCCAATTGGGATAGAAGGTGCATAAACTCTTCGGGGTTGAGTGATTGAATCTGGTTAGACCACATAATAGCACTGGATTCGCGCTGGTTTGATTCCAAACTAATGAAATGTGTTTCTTCCATTTTCTTCTATTACATGCGGATTATTTTTCTAAGTTAATTTTTTTGCATATGAGCTAGCATTTTAATAAGAATTTTATTTTGAACTTCCATTTGTCTCGAAATATTTACCAGAGCAGAGCATACGGTATCACCTTCTTCGGTCGCGAGTACGGAACTTAAGAGACCACCCATATCCATCATATATCCTTCATCGTCATCTTCTAACATTTCCATATCTTCGTCTTCGTCTGATAATTCGAGCGTATCTTCTATTACAGGAAGATCGCCGTCCACTGTGGAACGGTCATCCTCGGAATTAATTTCCGAGTTTTCGGTTTCAGTTGGTTCAAGAAGGGTTTCTTCTTGATCGGTCATTTCTATATACCAGGAAAAATTGACCCGGGTTTTTTCGCGGGTCTCACCCGAAAAAAAAATCTCTGCCTATAGTACAAAAACAAACACTATGGCCGGAGGTCTCATGCAACTCGTCGCCTATGGCGCCCAAGATGTCTACTTGACTGGTAACCCAAAAGTCACTTTCTTCCAGGCGGTTTACAAACGCCACACCAACTTTGCGATGGAAAACATCGAACAAACTGTTAACGGTACCGCCGCGAACAACGGTCGCGTCTCCGTCACGATCGCCAGAAACGGTGATTTGATCGCGGACATGTACGTTGAATTGAGAGCGAAACAAGCGTTTGACGCTACCGAAGATGCGTGGGTCGCGGAATCTGCTATCAAGGATGTTGAATTGTCCATCGGTGGTCAAAGAATCGACAAGCACTACCAAAGATGGTGGAGATTGTACGCTGAATTGTACTTGGATGAATCCA